CGGTTATTCAGCAGTATCAACTTCACAAACGGCCAGCTATTCGGCCATTGATACGAGTCAAACACCAAACTATACTGAGATAGAGGCAGGTCGTGACGAGGCGGCTTAAAATATTTTGTATAAAGAGTTGTACAACGACACGCTAATGTGTTCTAATACTCATCAAGGAGTAATGAATGGTAACTTACGTTAATGACTTACGTTTGTCGGAATTGGCCACCGGGGAGGGATCGGGAACTTGGGGTACAACCACAAATACTAATTTAGAGCTGATCGCTGAAAAATTCGGTACAGCAAGCGAAGCTCTTTCGGACGCCAGTACAGCCACCATTACAATGGCTGACGGGACTAGTGATGCATTTCGCTCTTTGGCCCTTACTCTCAC